TCTAATCCCGTTGCAATCAGAATTAAGACAACCATAAAAAATTCACAAATAAAAAGAGAGTTATCTTTCAAACTCTCTTTAAATCAAAAGAGCAATACCTCCAATAAAGGAAGCATTGCTCAATATCAATATATCTAACCAAAGCAAGCAAAAGCAAAAACGGAACTATTTTTTGAACTTTCCCAAGTTCATTGTAATTTATCACTTAAAATGATTATTTAAATCACTTAAATTATAAAATTTCTATATCAGGTTAATTCCTTAACCTATATAATTATCTAAAATAATTATATTCTAGTTCTTCTTTTAAAAGAAAGTTGTTTAGCGAAACGAATATTGTATTTGTGAAGGATTGTCTTAAAGTTAGATCGATTTTTCGTGCTAATGATTTAACGATTAATGATGCGTTTTAACGTCCTTTTATTTGATTTTATTTTCATATATAAAAGTAAATCTTACACATCTTGTTGAATATATCAATGTTGTATATTTGAGTTTTGCATCTACATAATTCTGATGCCGAATCAGTTCACAATTCCTGCTTTATTTTGCTTTGGTCATCAAATAGTGGAGCAGTGGTTAGACAACTCCACTAAAAACTATCTCATTAAATATTATCTTTTACTTTCTACTGTCTAAATATTTTACCACAATATCAGCAACAGAATCATGGATACTATAAGGAAACTCATATTCAACACACTCATCCATCATGGATTTCTCAATGGAAATACTTAACTTATCTGCGTTTTCCAATAATTGCTTATAGTTATTACTAACAATATTTCTGTCAAAATCTATTGTCTTTACAACTGTAATATCATATCTGTAGCTAGTTTCATTACCTTCATTATTGAAGCGAAATCCTACCCCTTGCTTTTTAGTTTCATCTGTTTTAATATTAATTAATTTACTTAATGCTTTAACTAATTCTCTCATTTGTTTAGCATTTGATATAGCAGAATCTAAAGTAAGATTATTATTATCTTTAGATTCAATTACTATATGTCTTTTAGCAAATTCCACAGCAATTTCTAATTTAGTTTTTTCTGAAATTAAATTTTTCACTAAGTATACAATATCAACAATTGAAGCATCTGGATATTCTCTAATTGTGGTAGTATCCAGCTCCTCATTTTTAGCCTCTGAATTTGACTTCTCCTTAAAATGCGTTTCCTTAATGGAAATGGAATTATTTCTGTCAGAAAGATAAGATGTAAGAGAAGAGATGGTTCTGTCTATGTAGGCAAGAGTTCTAAAGGACTCTTTTAGCGAAATTACTGATGACGAAGCGTTTTGATTTGTCATTGTTTTTATCTCCTTTTTATTTTAAATTATTATTTTTGGTTTTATTGTTTGGTGTGCTTGGAGAGAATTGAACTCCCAACCCCTTGATTAAAAGTCAAGTGCTCTACCAATTGAGCTACAAGCACATTTTTGGTTGACCATACTAGATTTGAACTAGTGACCTGACAATTATAAGTTGTCGGCTCTACCAACTGAGCTAATGGTCAATGGTAGGGACATAGGGACTCAAACCCTAAATATGAGTTTAGAAGACTCATGTGATATTCAGTTTCACCATATCCCCATATATAGTTATTATATTCGTTTATCGACCTGTGAATATCTTATCATGTAAAGATATACTTATCAAGGTTTAAAATGAAAAATATTATATTTGATTTATTAATTAATACTTTAATCTCCGTCCATATTTATCACCTCACTTTTAACTTTCTTAATAAGTATATCATAATGAATTTTCATTGTCAAGAAAAATATAGAATTATTATATTTAGGTTATATATTCCAGATATTATTTTCCCCAACATTCTGGGGAAAGAATAAAAACAAAAAAGAGAGGAGGGAAGTCCTCATAAAACTTCCCAATAATGTGATAGCAATAATATAATCACAGACATAATACCCGAATAGCAGTTGCCGAAGCTGCTATGTTTAGTATAGCATTATAGAAATGCAATGTCAAGAAAAAATTACAAAAATATTATTTTGAGTTTATATTTTTCTAAGTATCCAATAGTTTTTATGATAATTTTCATTTTTTATTTTACCAAACTTTAACCATTTTTCAGTTTCTATTTCTTTATCAATAAAATAGGGGAGAGGACTAAGTAATAAAAATTTATTTATAGTATTAATATTATTAATTAACTTATTATCCTTTGTTAAATTCAAATTTTCAATTAATTCTTTTTGATCGTTCTTAAAAATTTTAACACCTAAAAACTTCTTAAAATCAAAATCAATATTATATTTAAATGTTGGAGAATTTATATATTCTTTAAAATGCAAAACAGGAAAATTTAAATTTATAGTTCCTCCTTTTGAAAAATCTATATTATATTTAGGCGAATAATTAGCAATATAATATACTTCATAAATATGAGCTTCATTTCTTGTAACTTTATCACTAGTAAATACTTTATTTACTTCTTTAAACCAATATTTATCTTGTTTATGTTGCTTTAATCTCATTTTTATATTATTAGTTATACCAACATAAAGTAATTCATTGTCACTATTGTAAAATTTATAAATTAAATTATCCTGCATATTAGTTCTCCTTCTTAATAATAATCTTGGGATAACTCCTAGCAGGAACATTAATATTATATTTTTCTTTTATTTCTTTATTGGCAGTCATTTTAACTAAACCGTAACTATCTAATATCTCTTGAATACTTCTTCTCCATTGATTTTCTGTCATGTTATTAACTTTCAAATCTTTCTCTAATACATATCCTTGTGCTTCAATTCCTTCTAATATGTAAGTAGCCAATTTAGAACTATTTTTATCAGATCGCTCTGTAGTACCTTGTTTATTTTCATATTCATATTGAGGGAATACTTTATTAGTAAATTCAATACCAAAAGTTCTTAATAAATATTCTCTAGACAATCCTTTTAAAGAAATATTATTTTCCTTTAATACAGTAGCAATTTTATTACTTTCTTCTAATGAATTCACTCCATAGGAATCTATACTATAAAAATTAACAAGTTTCTTATGTTTATATTTTGCAGCAATATGTTTTGCCTTTTTAAATGTTTCTTCTGGTAATTTATCATGTGGAATTTTATTAAGTAAACTCAATAAAGTAAAAAGAGTAATACTTTGAGATGTCCTTGTTTTATCTTTTGATCCAAATACATCCATCAAACTATTCAATGATACAAAGAATAATGGATTTCCATCAAGACTAAAATCTTCATCTTTTACATTCATTTTTGCATAGTTATTTAATGCAATAAGATTTGATTTTCTAGTTCTTATTAACGAATGTAACTGCGGATATACTTCTTTAAATTCTTCAGATAATAATAATTCAATATTTGTATCAAGAATTTCTAATTGTTCTTTTTGCCATTCAGTTTGTTGTAATTCAATATTATATATTGCTTTTATAAATTCAATAGCTTTTATTCTTTTACACTTAGCCAATTTTTCTACTAATGATATTATGGTATACTTTGCATTACATCCGAAACACTTATATATTTGAGTTCCACTATCAGTTTCATAAATATGAGCAGAAGGAGTATCATCTTCATGTTCAGGTAATATACAATTAATAGTTCCATATATATTTGTAAACTCATATAAATCTATTCCATTCATATAATCATATACTTCTTGTTTATTAACACATATTGTTTTAATTTCCTCATCAATATTTAATAATTTTTTCATGGCAGAAATATTTAAAGATTTTATAGCCTCAATATTCTCGATAAGCCCTGAAACACTTATGGGAGTTGACGTTTGAGCTTTTGCAATACTGATAGAAGAAGAGTTTAGTGTATTAGTATTAAGAAAGCTCAATTTACCCTTAGATGATACATTTTTATTACTATTTATTTCATCTAATAATTCTTTATTATTTTTCATTATTTCTTTAATATTTATCCTATTATCATAATTACATTCAATTAATCCTTTACCACCAAAGAATAATCTAGTAGGATCAAAAGTAACACTATCACTATTAGGGAATAATTTAATTAATAGATTTTGAAAATCATTTCTTATATTAATATCGGTTATTATTTCATTATTACAAAATACTAATCTAAATTTCTCTTTATATTGTGTATAGGAAAAAGTTTTATATCCAAACACAGGATTAATATTTAATTCTTCACATCTTTTTAATTCTTTATCAATAGTAGTGCCTTTATCAAAATCTAAAGCAAATATTTGTTGGCTAATCCAATCTGAATTTTTTCTTCCTTTTAATAATGCAGGTTTAAATGTTGCTCCTTTACTCATTAAATCAGCCAATTCTTCAATTTCTATTTCCGTTTGTGACAATCTCATCTGAATTCCTTTTGAATCATCACCATTTGGTTTTGTTGTAAAAGTCCTTTTGTCTAACATACATTTAATCATTTTAATACCGCCTTTCATATTATGTTTGCCTTTAAAAAGTAAAAAGCAGGAAGATGTTAAGGCTCACATCTTTTCGTGTCATGACCACTATCCTGCTTATTTGCACCTAATTCAAGGCACAATAAAAACACCTCTAAAAAATCAGAGGTGTTTCAATCTACCTTAATTAAAGAGAGGTCACATTTAGCAACCTCTCAAACTAATAAATAAATTTAACCAACATAAAAAACCCCATAAAAGGACACATTTAAGCTATGATATATTTTATAAAACCATTATAAAAACGCACTTTTTAACTAAATATATTTCTACCTATATAATCACACTACCCAACCATACTTATTTCCAAAAACTATTACAATTGTAATAAAAATATCACTAAAATAAGGGGTAGAATCAAGTTTCACCACCCTATTTTCCTTCAAAAGTTTCGTTAGGTGTTATTTATCCCATTATTAATACTTAACCTAACTAGGCTATCAATTATTGCTTTCCTGCTATCAGTCAATTCAATTCCTTGATCTAAACAAAGTTTTTGAGCATATACAATTGCATTAAATATTAATTCATCATTATTTTTTGAATTTAAAACATCTTTAGTGTAATTAATAGATTCAATTATTATGTTCGTAAGATTAATAATTTTGTCTTCATTTTTAAGATTTAATTGGTCAATTATTGTCACAGTTAAATTTAGTGTGGTAGCAACCGTTTCTAATGTTTTATCATTTATTTTATTATTTTGTCTGAAATAATTAACACAAAAAATTAATCCAATTGTAATTATCACAATTATTAAGAGAAAAATTATATTAATATCCATAAAATGCACCAACCTTTTTATTTATTATTTGTTTGTATTTGATGTTTCTGTTGTTTCAGATGTCATTGTAGTTATTTCAGAAGAATTTATAGAATTACTAGCATCCCCTTGAAAGTAATATTGATTTGGTTTATAAAATGAGGCAATCTTCCTACCCACCATGAAAGAACCGACGATAGTAGAGAAATATATCGCATCTGGTGAAATAACTTTTGTTGTTAAATATACATAAATAATACTTAGTATTACTGCTATATAAGCAAATGCTGTCACATATTTTTCTATGTCTTGATTATTAAATTTCATTTAATTATATTCCTTCCTTAAACATTAAAAGAATTATCATTATTAGATAATTCTTTAAGTTTAGATTCTAATATTTCCTCGATTTTATCATAATCCCAATACCAGATTTCTAAGAAATTATATTCGTTTTGCTCTGTATATTCTTTCTTACGTCTATCATGTTCTTTTTGTTTAAGAAAATCCTTTTTAGATTTATGAAATCCTTTTATATATTTTTCATGTTGTTTACCTTGATATTCTATAAGAATGTTATATTTAGGAATATAGAAATCATAAGAAAGATTTTTCCCACCCAAACCTAATAATCCATCAAATGTTTTTTGTGGTATAAAATATGTATCATCATATTTATTTATTAATTTATCATATTCTTCTTGCGATATTTCAATATAATGATTAGAAATAAATACTCTTTTACATTCTTTTTCTCCTTTGGATTTAGAACACTCTGGACACCCGTTTCCTATGTTTCTACTACCAATAGATGCATACCATTCATGTTCACATTCTTTACAAATCCACCAAATATATTTATCACTTCCAGGACAATATTCTTCTGGATTTTTATGGTTTTTATTATAATTCCATTCTTCACATAATTTTGGATTGCATACTAATAAATTATAATCTTCTGAAGGTAATTGATGAGAACAGTAAGGGCATCCATGTTTTGTTCTAGTGTTTGGACTTGCATTCCATTCATGCTTTGAATTTTCTAAACACAACCACCATACTTCTTTATTACACCCACAAGTTACATCATAAGGAGTCAAATCACCATTTAATGTAGGATGCCACTCTTTAGCTAACTCTTGGTTTTTTGTTGCTAGACAATTGGATAACCCTACTTGTTTTCCATCACAATATCCACAATATTCTCCATTTAAAATATGATTAAGTGAACTTTGAAAAAATTCACCACAACTTTTATTTAGACATTTGTATTGAAGTTTTTCATCATATCCTTTATATACATCACTAATTAATTTAAACGGTTTGTTATTTGATGTAAGCCACAATTTTATGTTTGGAATTGTATATATGTTAGATTTTGAAAACTTTTTAAAATTAATTACTTTTCTATTCACTAAACTATCTAAGGAAATGGAATATTGATAATTAAAAAAATCAATAAAATTTAACTTATAATGATTTCCTTTATATTCCGTACTAAGTAATATAAGATCTATGTTATTCAATTTTAACCATAATCTTATATTTTGGATTGTATATTTATTCGATGTATTGAATTTTTCTGAAATATGATTACTTGTTAGATTATTTAAAGATTGATAATAATAATAACCTTCTTTATCTTTAAATGTTAATTTGCTACTATTATTTTTATATTCAGTAATTACTAGTTCATAATCAAATTTATTTACAATTTCTATAATTTCTTCAATCGTAAATTTTTTCTTCATTAAAACATTCCTCCTAATTATTTTTTGAAACATATAAATAGTCCTGAATTGCTATTTGCAACTCAGGACTATCATTAAATATAAATATTTTTCTTCTAGATTTTTGATCATCTCGCATTAACTTAAGTACAAAACCTTTATACATCAAATATCCAGCAAGACGAAGGGAGTAAGAACTAAATTCTGGTTTCATTAGAACCCTTTCTTTTATTTTATTTATCTTCCTTAATATTAAAAATTTCCTTTTGTTTATTTTTTATATAATTTAAAAATGGTGACAATCCAGAACATCCACAATTAATTCCATTTTCTAAAATAGAAGCTAATTCTACAAAAACTAATGCAGAATAAATAATTCCTGAAACTTCTTTTCCAAATAAAATTCCATCAATAATAAGCATTTGATTAGCAATATATAAAGCAAAACTGTAGAGTATGACCTTCAAACAAACCCCATTTTTAAGTTGTCTACTAGTAAGTTTTTGATCTATCCAACCTTGTTTATAATTTTTTAAACTTAAAGAACCATAATTAACAACTACAATACTTAGGTGTTTTGTTATTAAATCGATAATTGTTAATATACAGATAAATAAGAGAATTTCTTTTGGAAAACCAATTTGACTCAAAAAGATTCCAAAAATACAACTTAATAAAAGTATTGTTTTATCAAAGAAGCGAACAATAATATCTACTCCTTGTTGATATAATTCTCCCCACATATTATCCACCTCTTTCACAGTAGTTTTATATTCCATATTGATTTGCCCTCCTTCTTCAACGAATTCATTTGCTAAATTTAATTAAATATGATAAAATTAGTTGCCGAGATATAGATTAATTTCTATATTCAAAGCGAACAGGGAATACAATGGGCAATATTGTAAAACCCTGTTCTATTATTTATAATTTATTTTACAAAATATTAACCACTGCTTGCAGAGTATCTTTAGCAGATAAACCTGAAAGTAATTTTTCATTTTTATGTCCAACGGAAGTTCCACCTACAACAAATAATGTTTCTGCTTTTAAACAATCCTGATTAAAACTCTTATCTGAATTTCTAAAATAAATAGCGCAATTAGAATATTTCTCTGCCACTAACATGCAAGCACCTAAGTCTTTAAGTGAGAATCCTAAAACAGCAAATTTCACATTATCATCTCCATTATTATTTTGTATTTGTTCAGAAGTTTGATCAATATATGTAATACCTAAAAAATTGCATATTCCTTTAGCTATTGCTGTTGAAACTTTATTATCCCATGTAGAATCTTTCATTAATGCTTCTTCTGTAGGATTGCTAATAAATCCAATCTCAGTCAATACAGCAGGGCAATCAGTATATTTTAAAACATAGTAATTAGCTGTTTTCAACCCTCTATCATACAAACCAGTAGCAGGAACTAACTCTTTATGAATAGATTCAGCTAATATTCGCCCTTTACCTGTTGATATCAATGAAAATGTCTCTACTCCATGAGAATCTGCTGAAAAACTGTTACAATGGATTGAGACAAAATAATCTGCTTTCCAAGAATTTGATTTATTTGTTATGTCTTCTAAATCACCATCTTGAATTACTAATGTTTCAATTCCATTATATTGAAGTTTTATAGATACTAAATCAGCTATTTCTTTTGTTTCAATATATTCTTTGTATCCTGTTGCTCCAATTGCTCCTGGATCTAATCCATTATTTTTTTGCCCATGTCCAGCATTAATTACAAATTTATATGCCATTATTTCATTTTCACCATCCTAAACAAAATAAGAGTTGAAATTCACAACTCTTATTTTAAATTTATTAAATTGTTATATTTTGTTTAATTACCAATAAAACCACCCTTTTATTTGGATTAAATAGAAAAAGAGAATAGATTTAACTACTCTCTTTTTTAAATTCATACCACTAATATTTATTTTTTACTAAATGAATTAAATGGGTCTTTAGCGAAGATATTATTCAGACCATTGCCACTCAGACTTGGCTAATTCGTCATATATCGCTTGTGGTGCGCTACCATCTGCTTGCAGTTCGCCTAAGTTAGTTCCAAGCGCATCCATAGCGGCAATATCTGTCCATTCTGCTTGCACAATTGCTAAATCACCCGTAGGATTTATGGTGACTTGAAAGAGTTGATTCGGCAATCCTTCTGTCAGTGCGTATTGTCTAGCATCATCGATCTTACTCGCGGTAATCAGATAGTAAGAATTCATCTAGTTTGCACCTCCATATTTTCTAAGAACTAATAAATTATGTGACACTTTAGCTATGTTAGCCGCAGTCATAGCTGTGCTTGTAATAATTATCGGGCCAATTAAGCCATTGAAAAATCTTAAAAAATTACCTGTTGGAAATGATATATCTGTGCCTATCAACGTTGGCCTGGCCTGATAAATAGAATCAGCAGAAGTACCACCTGTCACTGAACCTCTTAATACTCCATCCTTATAAATTTTAATGTTGTTAGGACTTGCTTTCTCAAAGCTACTGGCCCAGACATTAAAACTGTCAGGGAGTCGTGTGGCATTCGCAACACGAGTTGAACCATCATTATAAGAGGCAGCCCATTCTCCCGTCAAACTTGAACTTAACCCTGTAACGGATGCATTTGCACCAGGCAAAAGTAACGCTACTCTACTGCTACCGCTTGCTACCAAGCTATTATCTTTTGCCAGCATTATTATGGTTTTTGCTGTTATACTACTGATAGTATTGTGGTATACAGCAAAAGCATGATCTTCTGTCGCCGTATCAGTCCATGTAGAGCCATTGTAATGGTTGCGTCCCTGTCCATAACCGCCAGCTCCATCGTATCTCCAACCAACATTATTATCGGCATCCGCATTTGTATTTGAATCGTAAACAAGTGCAAGATAATAAGTTGTTCCCTTAACTAAATTAGGCGGTATGGTGAAATAAAATCCATAATCTCCAGAAACGGTCACCGCTGAACAAGCCCAAACAGCCGAGGTTCCGTTTGTAATTGCCGCGCCATCTTTTGTGGTTCGTATTTCTAATTTAATATTACCATCTGGGCTTCCTTCTTTAAGGAGTCTGACATTGATAAAACCAATAGAAGATGCAAAAGCCTTCATTTTCTGTACCGCGATGGCCGTAGGAGCTTGCAATTCTTGTATTGCTGTATTCGTGATACTATACCCGTTAGGCACAGGATTTTGTGTTACATAATCGTTAACACCATCAAAACTTAAACATTTACCAAAGGGACTACTTTGTCCCATTGTTGCGCCATTGACTGTAAATGTTACGTCTCTTTTTAATAGATCGTACAGGGTGCTTCCCGAAGTCTCCCACATTGGCAAAAATAACTCTATGTTTTCTACTCCGATTATATCTACAATGTTATGGATCGCTTCTGCAATTATATCTCTATCAGTTACAGAAACAGGCGCCGCCTTCCCAGCTGTTCCGTCGCCTTGGAGCTGCTTGACGATGCCCTTAAGCTCTGCAATTATTGTGCCCGCAGCAGTGGGGTCTATTACTGCTGCATCAGCCAATGTCCCTATTAAAGCCGCGAGCGTATCTTGTTTTGCTTCCGTAGCTGGAGCAGTAAGCAACTTTGCTAAAATGGCAGCCAACGTTGTCTGGGTGGCGAAATCCTTGGCGATCAAGGTATCCTGCTTCGCACTGGTAGCTGCCCCTGTCGGTAGCGCACTAGAAGCAACATCAACATCACCGATGTTATTTGTCCCAGCAGGTAATGCTGCATTTACCTGTACTCCATTCGTAGTTCCAGGGGTTGTTTGGTCAATTTTTACATATGGTTTAGAAGCACTCACTGATGTAACCCAATCATATACGCCTTTCCAGTAGTCCCTGAGTACACCTAATTCTATTAAGGCCATAATTTAATCACCCTTTCTAAATATTATATATTTATTGTTAAATTTTTATATAAAACACCCATATTAATTTTGTTCCACAAAAAGAGACAATGAGAAAAGGACTGTGCCACCACACAGTCCTTTTAATTACATTTATAATTTCGCGCGAAATTATAAAAAACCATTATCAAATTTTACAATATAAGATTAACTAGAAAATTTACCTCTCTCATACTCTGTTTTTCTTCCAAATGCTTGGATTTACTACCCTAAACGTTTTGACAAAACCCAATCAAACGGTAATTTTATGCTGTAAAGTTATGCATTATAATATTTCGAACCTGGTGGAAATATTATTAATCTTGCTTGATATAATGATGCTGTATCTCCAACATCAAGAGAATAAAATCCTACTCCCAAAGGAATTGTACTATAATCAGCAAAACTAAGATCACCAATGTCTATTTTATCACTACGCCATGTGTCTACATCTGTAGTTCCCGAATATAATTCAACTAGAACTTCACTTGTACGAGTGTTTACTAAACCAACACAAACATATCCATTAACAGCATCATTAGTTTTACAAATTGCTTCTAAACAAAATTTTACTCCTTTAGAATAATACGATGAAGAACGAAGAGTATATAAAATATTATCAGTAGAAGGAGTTGCTATAGCGTCTTTACTTGATGAACCAATGCGAACTAATTGATATGTTATTTCTTGTGTAGTTACAGGAGAATCACGATTCCATAATAAAATTGGAATTTCTGGAATAGATATTAAATCTCCAACTTTTTGCGGAGAATTATATAATCCTTCAAACATTAATAATCCCCTCCTGATACAGTTACGGTAAAACCAGTAGCTACAGTTTTTCCTATAGTTACAAGTAATCTGTAACCAACAGGTAATATTTGAATAGGAGGTACTGCTGTAACTCCTTTGTAAATTAATACATCTAAATCATCCAATGCTCCATCTACATCTGCTGTAGTTGATAGACAAGTAATTTCATGAATTAAAGCATTATTAGCAGCAGTTGCATTTGTTGATCCATTGTTAATAAAAAATCTCATTACTGTTGTAATATTTGTACCTAACGCACGAATTTTAATTTGATCAATTCGTGTACCATAAGTTCCTCCTGTAGCTACTTCAAATATATCTGTTTCTAAAGTTCCTGTTCCGTCCATAGCAGTATTTTCTGTTTTTATAATTGTAGTAGACCATGAAGTTACTGGAGTTAATGGGAATATTGGACTTGTATTTACTGCCATTTTTACAAAGCACCTCCAATGTTATTATAAGCATAATATAAACCACCATTATGTACGGCGGTTTTATTAGCATGTAAATTAAATGTAGCTAAATCTGTTTTTTCAGCGATAGCTCCAGAACCAGTTAAAGTGGTAATATTAGTATTAATAGTGGTAATATTAGTATTAATAGTGTTTATATCTGCTGCAAATAGTAAAGAATCTTCTAAAGCATCCTGTAAAATGAGGAGCATACCTTCTTCGCCTTGATTGGCATATGCCCCCGAACTGTAGCTTGTTGTGTCGTAGGTAGTTGTACTCGACGTTGAAATATAGATCAAATCACCGCTATCACTACGAGGTTTGGTTTTATAAAGAGTATCATAATAAACTATTTCTGAGGTTAAATTACTAGTTGTTGTACTATTATTTGGAAGATTAACTTTTGTCATATATTTTTATCACCATCCTTTTAACTATTATTTATTTTATTATATTTTTACCGCTACATACGCATTTGTTAATCCACTTAATGAATGTAAATAAACTTCACTTCCTGTAGCTAAAACTTCACCTGTTTTATTTTTTAAATTAGAAATCACCACAGTCTCCCCTGGGAGTTGAACATTAATAGTCGCATCTAAATTTACACTTTCTACTGTAGCAGGACGACCACGAACATTTCCAAAAGAATTTAATTCTTGTTTAACTATTTTTTTTACCTTTTGTTCTACTATTTCATCTATAAGATTTGCAAATTCTGTTGTATTTATATCCATTTTTTATTTTCACCTGCTTTAAATAAATGGTATTTCTTTAGATTTAACACAATTTATTGAAATTTCTGAACCAGTCTTTAAAGGAATATCTAAAGAATTTACTAAAAATCTTTCTCGTGATAAATCTAAATTTGTATCAGTTAAAGTTATAATCTGATCTACATCTAAATGATACATTGGTATAGAATTAATTTGTACTTCATTCTGAATTGCAATTTTACGTTTAAGAATATAATTAGCAAGATCTGTTACCTTTTGTAAACTATCTAATGTATCACTCTCATATCGATATATTCTCTCAAATCCTAGATTTGGTATGGATGTATTAGATAATAAATTCAAGTCCTGTGCTTTATAGCTATAAATACTTCCATTAATATTTGCGCCCACTACCAAGACAGAATTGAATACTTCAGAAAATTTATATTTATTTGTAGCTCCTCGATATAAAAATTGTTCTGTTGTGAAATCCCATATGGATGGCTTGATTTCGTCATCTATGTCTTTCTCAACGACAAGTTGACCAAAATTATTATAATAAATTGAGCAAGAATATAGTTGAGCAAGATCAATTAAAATTTGTCCTATTTTATCTGATGCTTGATAAATCATTGTATAAGGAACAGTTTCACCAACTAATGAAACATCTATAATTGGCTCTTTCGGATCATTAATTAAAACAAGAATTGAATTTATTGCATCAATCACATTTGTCCCAACAGGAATCTGATAAATTTCAGATAATTCTCCTCCTGTTTCTGTTAATATGCCAAATTTATCCGTGGCATTAATGCTTATGTAAGATTCACTTCTATTACTTGATACTAAAGGGTCATTCAGAATAAATATACCTTGAGAAATCCAATAATCTGTTCCATCTGAAAGTTCTAAACCAAGATATAATTGAAATTTTTGTCTTACCCAGAAATAATTATCAATATTTGGTATATATGTACCATCTAAATTTATTATATTAAAATTGCAATTTCTTCTTAGTCCATTCGCACGTTGAATAGATAAATTACCTGTAGTATTTGCAAGTGATGACGTAATCTCTTTTTGAACTGTCTCATCACTACGTAATAATTCTAATTTTATTTTCTGTTTATAAGTTCCAGAATTAAGAGTGGTAATATAATCTTGAAAGGAGGACAATTTACACCACTTCCTTAGTCTTATCTAATATTTTTATTTATTTAATCAACATTTTCACATTCGATAAAATCAAATTTTATGATATATGGTTGGCTTTCAATCCCATCATTAACTGGATTAGCTGTAAATCCATGTGTTTTTACTTTATAAATTTCCCCTTTACGAGATTTAAGGATCTTTGTAGAAATGTCTTGAATCCTATTTTGTAAATCATAAATATAATCTACACTTTGTAAGAAATCTCCCGTTGAAGTGGTAATTGTTCCTGCAATTGCTGATAATGAACCTCTTATAAATTTTCTTAATCCTTTAGCAAATGCGTTAAATTGTGTGAAATTCTCATATTCCGTAA